AGATCCTCAATCTGATCATCATCTACGTTAATCTCTAGGACGGGAAAACCTAATTTCCTTAAGCAGTAATCAATTAGCTCCTGGCGTGTTGAGGGTCGTGCCATGAATAAAAAAATACCCCTAGTTTCCTAGAGGTATTTATAAATCTATCTTAAGTCAATATTGGGAAGAGAAGCATTGAATGAAATAACAATTTTTTCACCATCTTCTTCTTGGTATGGAGTTGCATGATGCAAATCACTATGAAACATATACAAAGAAGACTCTTCGCATTTTAAAGTAAATGTGGGACTTGAATACTCATTTGTAATTACTGCTTCAGCGTATGGAGATTTATTTGGGTCGTAGAAATGAATGACATTCTCTGGGACAGTCTTCACATAAAAAACTCCAGAAATAAAACTACCAGGATGTACATGCGGAAAAAGATAATTACCTTTAGTTCCAATGTTAAACCACATCATATCTACATTGGTATTTTCAGCTAGTTTTTGTGAATAACCATACTCCAATAAAAATTTTTCAATATGATTGTTTATCTCATAAGTTAAATTTTTAAAGGGAGGTACTCTATGAAGAGTTCGTATTACTTCGTGACTTGTTTTTACTCTGAAATATCCAGTTGTTTGGGTTCTTACTTCTAAATCTTTAATTTCTTTTTCAAATGTATTAAGGAGATCCTTGCATACATCTTTCGCTTCGTATACAACTTTTGGTAAAATTTTATGAATGGTCATGATATAAATTTAATTTCATTCAGATTCTACTACAAGTTTTTGTTGTGAGTCAACAACAACTTCATTTAAAAACCAATGTTTAACTGACTCAATTCTATCAAAAACTTTTGTCTGGTCTTGGAATTCACACCACCACATAAGTTTATCCACAGGAACTTCGGATTCTAAATCATCATGTAAATTGTCGTCGTCAATGAACGCCTCAATACACATGTGAATATCAGTTCCATGCTTCTTTTCAATTTCTTGGATTAGATCGTATAGCGGGATATCCGTAATAGTCTCCATTTTATAGCGCGATAAATAAATTGACACACAATATATATGCGGTTGACAGCATTATCATATTGAGTTAAACTGTAGTTTATTAATTGAACAGAAAATGAGCATCCAAATTTGTCTCCTCAGGTCAGGAGAAACAGTAATTGCAGATATTAAGGAAGCTTTAGATCCAGAAAAAAATGAATCAGTAGGTTACTTTGTATCAAATCCTTTTATTATTGATCATAAGTATGAAACCGTAGTTGCTTTGGACGAAGAAGTAGTAGAGAATCCAGAAAATAAATCAAGTTTAGAATTCAAACGTTGGGGACCATTAGCAAAGCGTTATGAATTTAATTTTCCATCGGAATTTATTACAGTAATCTATGAACCAGCACCAATTCTTTGTGAAACATATGTTTCATTGATCCAGCAATGGCAAGAAGATAATACTGTTTCGGTAGAATGTGATAAGAGTCAGACAAACGTTACTCTGATGTCTAAAGAAATGCAAGATCTTGCTGCATCTGACACATTTAATACCGTTGTTAATCAAGGAGATGACAATTGATGTATACTGATAAACTTGGAGTTTTTGATTTTGTCCAATCTCAAAAAATTAATCCTGACTGCGAAATTCAAGATTTTAACGAATATATTATTGTAGATAATTTTTTTGAGAATGTTGATGAAAGTGTAAATCAATTTTTAAAGTATCCTGTTGATATGGGAGAAGACCTATATCAAAAACTATTTGCTACTGGTGCAAAAGAATGGGATCAGCCAAAATTGCCTGGTTTTTCTCAACCATTGCCCGTTCTACTTTTTGAAAAAGTTATTTTTGAAATTTATAAATTCCTAATTGATTGTGAGTTCTTGCCCCAAAGAGCAAATGAGAATTTAATGAATCCCATGTTTGCTTCTCAACTGACATCAATGTCAATGGCTCATGGATCCGTATTTCATCCGAATATGGTTATTAACAAGAATGCCAATAATCCATCACCAGCAATGGGTGAATATTGGGCTACTATATTTTTTGATGATTCAACTGAAGATAATAAACATGGTGTAAGTCTGTATGATTTTGTTTATAATAACAAAAGATATAGTTGCCTTGATGATATTACTTTAGAAACAGATAGGAAATTACTCTCAGAGATGGGTGATTTCTTGAACATCAAAAATGGTATTACTAAAGAATTGGTTGAATTTACTCCATTTGAATCAAATAGTTTCTTTGATGAGACGAGATTTATTCCTGCAAAAAAGAATAGATTAGTTATTACTCGGGGCGGTAATTGGATTAACCAAACATATAAAGGAAATGAAGAAACATATCAACTAATATTCTCCTTCAATGAACCTAAAAATACAGGAAAATAACAATAATGAGTAAAATTTCTTTAGATGTATTTCACCGTTACACAGCGTCACAATTAGATGCTATATGCGAATTTAATCCAGCAATGGATATTGAGTATGGAGAAGCAGAAGGAACAAAATATATTACTATTAGAGATGTTTTATTAAGACCAGATGATTTTAGAGAGTTTATTTCTAAATTTCCTTGTGAAGATAGAAATATTTCTATTGAACAAGATAATAATACTCACATATCAAGTAAAGCTCCTGGGTTTCAGCAACCGATAGATAAAACATACTTTCCCATAATGGGACAAAATCTTTATACTATAGGAAGAAATCATAATTTATTTAAATATAGGCAAGAGGATGCAAAATTTGAATATTATACAAATTGTTGCTATCCTGGAATGAAAGCATATAATAAAAATTATTTACCTCATGTTGATCCTTTTTCTATAGCTTCAAATATCTATTTGACTGATGTTCCAAATTCAGGAACTTCTTTCTTTAAATTTATGAGTCCAAGTGGCAAAGAATATTATTCGGTTTCTGAGTTAGTTAGAGATAAAGAAAAAGGATTTGCAACATATAAACGAGGTCTTGAAAAATATGATTTAAATAGTGGATGGAGTGAGTGGAAATATTATACTGGCGATCATTTTTATCAAAGGTATCACTATATTCCAGGAGAATATAATTCATGCTCTATGTATAGGGGCAATAGATGGCACTCAATTACATATGATAGTGTTAATAGTACTGATGTAAGATATTCAATTGTTGGTGTGCTTGTATAATAAAAAGGGGGGTCCTAGGACCCCCCTTCTTTGTGTTTGATTATATGATCTTAGAGATCATTAGGTTTAGGAACTTTATATTGCGATGTAGCATATTTGTCCCAAACATTATTAATTCTATCTAATGCAGTTCTATCAACTTTTCCTGGTTCTGGAGCAGGACCAAGAACATCAAATCTAAGTGATGAATATACTTTAAGGGCATCATTCATTTTTTCTTGCCCTGAATCAAATGCATCAGTACCTTCTTCCTCGCGACTCCAGTCCCAATTAACTAATTTTAATTTGGTTTCGAGATCAGCGAGGGTATATGTACCTGCTTCTGGTGTAACTTCGTAATGTGACATTTGTAATAAATCCTCCGTAAATTATGCTTGTGATTCTTTCCAGGTTACCCTAGCAGAAACAGAATATGGGTTATTTGTGCTAACATCTGAAGAGTCAACGATATTTGCGATGACTGTCAGAATGTCAGGACCGTTCGGGAATACTCCGTCACCGCCCAAGATTGAGTTGCCAAGGTCAGAGATCTCTGAAAGATCATAGTCAGTTGCTTGTGTCTGACCATTACCAGCACCAGATGCTCTGAATGAGAGAATAGTTGATCCACCCGCAACAATGTCAGAAGATGAGTGTCTTACAAGTTGACAGAGCGAAGGTTCTTGGACGTTCTGATATGCGTCAGTACCCAATTGAGCATTCAGAATCAAACTAATCTCTGTTTCGTGTGTAGTAAGAATACCAACGGAGTCAAGAGCTAACTGCATTCGGTTGATAATCTCACGTTCGCCAAGTGCTCCCGTGATTGATGAGTCAACAGATGGTGCGAGTCTAATTGAAATAAGTGGAATGTCAGTAGGAATAACGTTATCAACACCAACTGGAGCACCTGAACCGAATGTAGTTGAGTTAGGAACTGCAGGGTTACCGATCTGACTGTAGATTCTACTATAATAGTTTCTTGGGAACAGATCGTTAGATCCCTCTACATACGCGATGTAAACAAAATAGGTACTACCAGAGATTCTTGACTTAGGATCAATAGATCTGCCATTTTCAAAGTAACCGTTAGCAACAGATGAGTTGTAAATGACAGTGTTAGATGCAAGAGAACTTGCATTGCCAGAAGAGAATGGAATCTTGAGGAAGTATCTTCTAGTATACCAGTTTACATACTGCTCTTCAATAGAAGAGTTGCTGTTTGTTGAAACACTGGTGGACGTTGCATTAGTATACTTCTGAACGTTACCTGATGCCGTGAACAAGTATGCTTCGTCATCCTGATACATACCATCCATAATAACTGAAGTACCCCAGTGGAACAGAGTTCCAACATAACTTGGAGCAACTCCATTTTCAATTTCATAACGTGCAGGCAGGTTACCTGAACGGAAGTAAGATTCGGTCAAACGGTTGTTGTGCTTGAATTCGTGGACGTACTTGACATGACCGTTCTGATCCTTGAATCCGAAGCGGATCTTACCAGCACCATACCAGGAGTAATCCATGTAGCACATCTGGATCTTGGAAATATCGAGGCTATAACCAGATGGACCAGTACCATCTGCTCTATCAATATTCCAATTTGATTGACCAACGCGAGTATCAACTGTCTTAGTGCAGATGACATTAGTAGCATCAATTCCTCTATATGCAGGTTGAATTGTTAACTGGCTATTACTGGTTACTTTAACAACTCTGTATGACATACCACGAATAACAATATGATCACCGTGAGCAAGTTCAGTAGTAAACTTAGTTTCAGTACCAGTTACAATGTTACTTCCTTTAGTAACAGTAATTGTTCCAGGAAGTTGAAGAACAGAACTTCTTCTTACACAGTTGAGGGTGTTTCCATCAAACTCATAGAAGAAACCATTTTGCTCATCAAACATACCTGCGCGAATATCACATTCAGTCCAAGAAAGAACTTGTACTTTAGGGAATCCACCAGAAGAACTATTGTTGGGAGTCTGATCAAGGATGTACTTAAAGTTAAACTCATCAATAAGATCACAGACATATGAAGTATGGTTGAATTCAGTTTGGTCTGAGTCAACAATCTTAACTTGAAGATCCAGACTTAAATTATGTGGTTTAGATGTTTTTACAACACCCTTCTCAATTTGATGGAATGTAATCGGATCATTAACAGCACTGGTAAGAAGTTTATCGAGTTTAACTACCGTTGCACTAACAATCTTCTTAACTCTTGTTCCATCTGGAACGCCTTGACCACTTACGGGCATACTAACAAGAATGCCACTGGTATCTGCTACGGTAAGATCTGCATCACCCAATGAACCAGTTGCGGTAAGAGTTTGAGCAGTTCCTACTGCTTCATATTGAAGGTCAAGAACTGGAATCAGAGGAATAAAGTTGATTGCGTATGAAGTCTGGATACCTTTACCTGACTGATAACGGAAGTACTTACGAGTCTGTCTAGAAATTCTAGAGTTAGGTGACTTAGAAGTACCGATTTCCATACCACCATCAAATGGTCTGTGGAGATAGAATCCATCAGGACGTACATAGATGTAGGAAGGAATCAGATAAACAATACTAGAACCAGTGAAATTGAATTCACTATCTACAAGAAGATTATCATCATCAGTGATAGCAGTAATTGTTTTCTCAACAATAGTACCAGGAGTTCCTGGATTGACAACTTTTAATTTATCTCCAATCTTAAAGAATCTCTGGAATGCAGCGGTTGATCCCTCAACAGCTCTTGAACCACTAGTAATTGTTAATGTGCCAGGACCAGTGACCTCACCAGACAAGTTGCTGCTATAGAAAGACTGAACTCCTGCACCAGCAGTAATTGCAATTCCAGTACCAGCTTGAGCATCTGATTCAGAAGCACAAACTTTGAAGTAGTTGTTGTCAACAATAGAGATCCAGTAATCAGCACCATCAGTAAGACCATTAACCACTGTTCCGCCTTTGGCGTCATAGATTACTCTAGTTCCAGTTCCAAAGAAGTGATTGTCGATGTTGATGAGATTAGCACTAACATCATTGGCAGCATTGAAACTCTTTGTTGAAGGAGGAACTTTGAATGGAACCGTTACTTCAAGTTCAGTCTCACTGATCGCTTCGGTTGTGGTATAAGAACCATCAACTACACCAAAGGCAGCAGTAGTATTTTCAAATGACTGAATACCTGAACCCTGAGAAGTAATTGTAATAGCTGAACCACCCTGTGAAGAAGACAGAGTGAATCTATCTCCATTGACTGCAGTTACATAATAAGAATTACCACTGGTTAGACCACCAAGTTCTGTTCCTTCTGTTTCATACTTGAGAAGTTCTCCATTAGAGAACTGGTTGCTTGCAATATAAATGGAGTTTCTAAGTGGGTTAACCTGAATTGCAGTAAAGGTTTGCGTTCCAGTTGCACCAGCAAGTCTCAGCGGAGAAGCACCCGTGCTTGATTTAATTCTGAAACGGTTGGCATCAATTCTATCAATGTACCAAGTACCACTACTAGTACTGGTTCTATTACCATGAACATCATAGTAGTAGTAAATATTACCAGTGCTTGATAGAGTCGCACTATCATTGGTCGAGAAACCGTGATTTGCTGCATAGAAACTATCATTAGTAGATGTATTTCTCTTCAGAAGAGCAATATAGACGTTAGTATTGCCATCAGAATTAACACTGTTGAAGTAGTGGTTAATATCACTATAGTAATAACCCTGAAGATACCAGAAGTAAGATTCAGTACCATAAACGTTTAAGTATCCAGTTCCATTCCAGCTGGTTGCATAGAAACTTCCCGTCCAATAAGATCTCGCGTTGCGTCCTTGATAACCACCTACGGTATAACCATAACTATAACCACCATTGTTCTGACCGTTAACACCATAGTTTTCATAGTCGGTAATGAAGTCATATGTACCCTGCCAACGGGAATTTCCTAATGGAAGTCCCTGTCTGTGGTAACCATAAGTTCTCCACGATGTGCTGAAGGCAAATCTCCAAGCATAGTTGTAATAAAATTCTTGTGAACCACCATATCCAGAACGATTAGTGGAGAAGCAGGCTGTAAGATCCCATGGTTGACCACCTAAACCAAAAGTGCTGTTAATATTTCTGATATCATAACCAGAGTAATCACCACCCCAGTTCCAAGCATATGTGTACCAGTACATGTAGTGGTCACCATAAGACTTATATTCTCTATAAATGTTATAGACAAGACCAAGACTGTGACTACCATAATCAAATGATCCGCCAGCGGAAAGATTAAGACGATAGTTTAATCTTTGAGAATTGTTTAAATAGAATCTATTGCTGTCAATACGCTCACAATAGTAAACCTGCATTCTTTCCAAACCGCCGAGTGGCGTATCACCAGGAGAAGGATAATAAAGCATGGCAGCACGATTGTGGAACCCATGATTATTAATTGTAATAATATCACTGCCGTAATTTACGTCACTGGCGTCAAAACGTTTGGTGAAAGTTGACTCGTAATTATATGGATTTGTTCGAGTTGGGTCATTTTGAACATTGACACTAGTTTGTTGTAAAGTGTCAACGAAGTCATTGCCATCAGGAGCAACAGCCGTTGGATCAACAACATCAAGGATTTTTGGTGATACTGTATTTACAAAATAGAAATTAGTATTATCAGCAAATCCATGTTCTGATGCAGTAGTCAAAAGAACTTTTGATTGAGTTGCGAAATCAACAGTAAAAGTTCCTCCCATTCCAGCATGGTTGGAACAATAGTATGATAAAGATGATCCAGTTGGATCAGTATTTGTCAGATAAATTCTAACATATGCTCCTGCTGTTCCTTCTGTTCCACTACGATACACATAAGTACTGTATTCAGAACCACCACCATGAGTACCATCAGCGGTTGTAGAGAATGTGAATGGATGACCTGAGTTAGAAGCATCAGATACATCAAAGATATATACTGCCTTTCTGTTAAGGTCGTAACCTGGATCTAAGAGTCCACCAATAAAGTATCTGTTTTGTGGGTTAGAAATACCACTGCTGGCAATCTCATATGTTCCAGCAGCACCAATAATTGTTAACGTGTCTGCATCTGCAAAAGTTCCGTTGTCAATATCAACAATCAGAATTGTATTTGCAGTAGTACCGACGATAGTTGCGTTGGCAGTTCCATTACTAATAGATGATCCAATGATGACATCCGATGCAACTGTAGTGGTAACAGTAAGGGTGGTTACACCTTTAACAGTTACTGCCTTTGTAGTAAAGTCAGCAGTAATTCCTCTGGTTGGAGAAAGATTTACTTGTGAACCTTGGAAAAACTTACCTGGAATAATGGAAGTATAAGTTCCTTGAAGTTCATTAGTAGCAGTCTGATTAGATCTTGCTTTATATGTAAATGTAGTTGTGCTAGGAACTGACTGAATCAGATAAGCACCTTCAGCAGTGAGTGAAGAAAGACCCGTTACAGTAATAGGCACACCAACTTGTAAGTTGTGGTCATACTGTGTAGTAACAGTAATGATTTCACTTCCAACGGTAGATTCTACCTTAGTAATGTAGGGAATTGTGGTATCAGCAGTAGACGCATAGAACGAAGGAATATTATTAATAGTCTGTAAAGTTTCCCACTTAGAAGACTGAGGACCGTACTCAAAGTCGGTGTCAATCAGGTTTTCTGGGTTTGAAACTCTGAACTTAGATACAGCATCAACATAAGTCTCTGAAGGCTCAATATTGATATAATCTTTCTCATAAAAAATCTGCAACTCGTCATTTTCTGACATTGCATTTGTATTCTTCGTCAATACAAATGTAGTCTCATCTGCAGCTGCATCATATGATCTAGATGTAAGACCTAAGAATGCGTCTGAGAACGTATAAATTGTCTCATTTGCAGTTACGTTTGTAATTAGAAGCAATCTCTTGCTTGCGATATTACCCTTTACCTTAATAGTATTAGTTGAAGGTGTGAAGGTGTAATAATGTACTAATTTTTTTGCCATTTGTTAATTTCCTACGTTTATATGTGGTTTACAGAATCAAATACCAAGTGCCACTGCTAGGGCAACTAGTTGTCTTTGAGTTGCCAGTTCATGTCCACCAGCTCTCACCCCGTCATGCACAACAGCGGTATTTTTATCAGTATCAACAGTGATTTCACCTTCAGCACCGATGAAAGTTTGATGCTGGGCAGTCGTTCCTCGTCGGAATTGAACTTGGGTAGTCATTTCTATCTAAGCTGGAGATTTTCTTCTTTTATTTATACAAATTATTATATTATAGTGCTGTAAGTTCTTGGTGGGCTAAAGAGGATAACCTTATTATCTGAGACTCCGCCGACTCTAAATTCTGCGGTGGTGGGTTGTGTGATTCTAGTAACACTTCCTGGGTTTTCTCCACTAATTCTAAACAGACTTGTAGAAACAACCTCTCCTTGTGCCCCGACTGATGTTTCGTCATAATCAATTGTTCTTGCAATTGTTGTGCTGACGACTGAGAAGAGTGAACCAGAACCAACATAATCATCAGTCTTAGATTCATCTGCATTTCCAGAGGCACTAACATATGCAAATACTTCGTTACCAAATGTGAGTTTGATATCTGTTGCTTCACCCGAAACCTTAGTTGATCCTTCAGTATCATAGTTGCCCTTAGTGAAGGATTCTGTAGCACCACCGCGTGTTTCAAACAGAGTAGTGTTCTCAACATCAATTGTTCTGGATTCAGCGCCACCACCGAATGTAGTAAGATTGCCAGATCCAATGAAATTGAGAGTGATGACAGGGACTGCTTCGCCACTGACACTTGCGGATCCAGAAGCATTGAATCCGCGAGTTCTGATGACTGGTTCGGCAGTTCCACCAAATTCGTAAAGAACAGTTTCTTCTGCTGGATTGAATCCAACAACTTCTGCTCCGCCACCGAACGTTGAAAGTTGACCTTCGCCTGCGTAGATTCTGGTTGCTCTGTTTTTGGAATCTCCAGAGACGAATGTTGTACCAGAACCAATCTTTGTGCGGGCGAATGGTGCTTGTGCTTTGCCCGAAACTGTAAAGAGTCCTGTAGATTCTTCTGCAACAGTGGCAATTTCTTCACCACCACCGATAGAGAAGAGTGAACCAGAACCAGCAAATCCGCGAGTTCTAATGACTGGTTCGGCAGTACCATTGAATTCAAAGAGTCCTGTAGATTCTTCAGCAACAGTTGCAGATTCTGCTGCACCACCGATAGAGAAGAGTGATCCAGAACCACTAAAGTTGAGAGTGATAACTGGAACTGCATTTCCATTAATTGCTGCAGAACCAGATCCTTGCTTAGTTCTGGTGAAGGAATTCTGATCGCCACCAGAAGGAACAAACAGTGCTGTGCTTTCTGCTTCACTGACTGCAACTGCTTCTGCTGCACCACCAGTACCGAAGAGTGAACCATCGCCAACATGAGATGCTGTACGTTTTTCTGTTGCAGTACCACTAATAACTTCGGTTCCAGAACCATCATAATTAAGAGTGATAACTGGTACTGCAGCACCAGAAGGTACGAACAGAACTGTAGATTCTGGTACTGCAATTGTTGTAGATTCAGCACCACTGCCAAATCCGAACATTGATCCGCCACCGAATAGGATAACGCGGATACGAACGATGGGTTCACCACTAAACTTGAATGCTCTAGTCTCAATATCTGGGTTGAATCCAACAACCTCGGCGGAAGATCCAGCAGTGAAGAGTGTTCCAGAACCATCATAATTAATGGTTCGTACAGGGACTGCATCTCCATAAACATTAAATTTCTCACCTTCAGGATTAGTGAAGATGTTGAATAAGAGTTGCAGTTCTGGAGTACCAGACAATCTTGGTGATCCGTCTGGGCGACCTCTCCAATGTGGGTTGAACTTGGAAGCAGCGGTGCCATTCAGTGTGAAGATAACTGTATCTTCTAACGGAGGTGTGATACCTCTGGATTCTGCTGCACCACCAATTCCGAACAGTGAACCAGAAGTTCCAGGATCTCTGTCATCACCATAGTAACCGAATACGCTGATCTTGCGAGTTCCACCGTCGCCGTTGACGAATGCAGAACCACCGATCTTGCCGTAGATGGAGTTGACATAACGAGGTGATGGACGATATCTGAGCCATTCTTCACCCTTATCATGGGTGTACATTCTGGAGAAGACACCCTTGGATACATAAGCACCCTTGAATGCTGAAACTGCAGTACCCAGAATTTTAGGACTATGATCAGGTGCTCCTCTCCAGTGAGGACGGAATCTGACGGCAGCATTTGGTGCCAGAGGAGTATCCTCTGGATATTTGATGAATCCAGATCCAACATAATTTTCAACATGTTTCTCAACTGCAGCACCAGAGAATCCGAAGAGGAAGGTTTCTTCTGGTGGGTTGAATCCGACAACTTCGGCGGAAGATCCAGCAGTAAAGAGTGAACCACCAAAATCACCAGCAAATGTTTGTTTATGTCCACTGTCTCCACCAGCAATTCTGAACAGACCGAATGGATTCTCTTTGCCAGGAAGAATAACTAGATCACCGTGATCAATAGTTGGTGGCAGATAAGCATTTGTTACCGAACCGTAATCTTCTGCTGTTGAATGTGTGGATCCAACGGTTCCGAGATCTTCATCGGTTGTTCCAGCAACAACAGAAGATGTATTATAATGATATGTTCTTCTTTCAATTCTATCACCGATGTGGAAGAGTGATCCAGATCCACTGTAAAGACCTTTACTGAAGCTTTCTGTGAGAGATCCAGTAAAGTTGAAGAGAATTGTATTCTCATCATCACCAGAAGTAACTCTCTCAATCGCAGAACCAGAAATACTAATTTCAAATCTTTCAGCGGGAGGTGTGGAAGACTTAACTTCAGCACCTTCTCCACTGAATCTGAACAGACCAAATGGTTGTGTGGTATGCGTAATATTGACCTGACCATAATCAATATCACCTGTGCTATTTCCACCAACTGTTCCATAATCTTCTACAGTTCCAGCAGTTGTGGTAATTGAACCAAAGTCTTGTGCAGACTCAACAACCTCAATAGATTCAGTTGTATAATTATAAACTTTCTTCTCAATCTTATCACCGATCTTGAATAGTGATCCAGTTCCAACAAAATCTCTTCCTCTTGGAGTTTCTGCAGAACCAGAAACTTTAAACTGCTCGTCAGGAACACCTCTCCAATGAGGCATGAATCTAAAGTCAGTGGCTGCACTCTGACCTTTATAGAATCTAATAAATCCTTCCTTGGCAACATAAGGACCACGGAAGAATTGATCTGTAGATGCTCCAGTGAAACTGAATAATCCAGTAAGTGGATATGTGGTCTGAGTAATACCAACCTGACCATTATCAATATCTCCTCCAGTTTGGAGTTGATCTATTTGACCGTAGTCAAGATTATTTTGTGCCGAATCAGTAATTGAACCATAATTTTCTGGAGTTTCAAATACCTCAACAGATCCAGAATTATAATTCCATGTTGCACGTTCAAATTTATCACCAAGATTAAAGAGTCTGCCTGCACCAACGAAATCTCTAGATCTTGAAGTCTCAGCAATACCAGTAAGCTTACCTTGCTCATATGGACGTGACCTCCAATGAGGCATGAATCTAAAGTCAGTTGGCGCACTCTTGCCTTTGTAGATCTTGATAATACCATCTTTGGCAACATAAGGACCGCGTAAGAATTGTGCGAAACCTTTGCCACTGAGTTGATAAAGACCAGTAGCAGATTCAGTGGTCTGAGTAATACCAACTTGACCATAGTCAAATTCACCACCAGATAGTACATCAGTAATCTGACCATAATCTTCTGTTAGCGATCCTCCACTTGAAGTTTCGGCAAACTTAATTGATGAAATTCCATAGTGATCATATGGAGATCCACTGGCACTTACTTGATAAAGTCTAAATGCTTGACCGTTATTTTGTGCTGCCTGAGGAATTGCAATGACAACAGTGCTTAATGTATTGAAACTTGTGTCATTCTCTGCAATGATAGTGTCTATGGTAACCCAGCTACCACCACCATCAAGATATTGTAAAATTAAATCTTCTCCAGAGTCTGGTTCTTCGCCACCATTACTACCATTACCTTTAATCCCAGTAATTTCTATCTGGTTATAAAGAGCAGTATCATATGTAAATCTAAACCATCTAGATCCACTGCCTGATGCAAATCTAATATGTTCTCCGATGGCAAATCCACCGCCTGAACCTGATCCATTTCCATTTTGAGACAGGACAACATCACCATCAGTGCTATACTGAAGGTTGGTTAATTCTGAGGCAGAAAGAGTTACTGGATCTGCATTATCTAATCCACCATAATCAACAGGAGTCTCTATGACAACTATAGATTCAGTAGTGTATCTAAATGTCGCGCTCTCAAACTTATCGCCAAGTCCGAAGAGTCTTCCACCGCCAATGAAAGGTCTTGCCTGAGCATATGTGTGGAATTCTCCACCTGGACCATTGCTGATTCTTGGAGGATTAGTTGTAGTAGTATCAGTTCTCCAATGTGGACGGAATCTAAAGTCTGCAGGATCTTGCTGATCGTTGAAGATTCTGATTGGAGGACTCTGGCGATTCCAATTGAAGGTTGGGAAATATTGCTCTTCTGCAGCACCGTAGATGCGATAGAGTCCGAATGGATTTTCATCACCGATGATATCACTAACATCACCATAATCTTCAGATAGTGATGGATCATACTCATTGGTAATAACTTCAATTCCATGATCCTCAAATACTGTTGCTGGATCAGATACAATACCCCTATCTTCATATTGTTTAGATTCTTGAATTGATGATGTAGTGTAAGAGTATGTCTTACTTTCAAGTCTATCGCCAATATGGAAGAGTGATCCAGATCCAATAAATGGTTTGACATTTGCGTATGTATTTCCTTCTCCACCAAGACCATTTCTAATCTCAAAGAGTGCTGTAGACTCACCTGCCTGCGAAACAAACTTGAGGTTGCTGTAACCACCAGTAATTGAAATTCTTGCAGTAGAACCAAGATATGCAACTGGATTGGAATGAGCGATGTCACCACCACTCAACTCATATAACTTACCAAATGGTTTAGTAGTCTGGAAAATTCCTACCTGACCAAAGTCAGTCTCACCAAGACCATATTCTGTAATTTGACCATAATCTGCGATAGAACCAGAAGAAGAAGTAATCTGACCATTATCAATTGGAGTCTCAACTGTTGCGATTGAGGAATCGTTATAGTCAAATACTGTCGATTCAATACCACCACCAGAACTGAACAGAGTACCAGATGTATAATAAGTGCCTTTGACTGTGATGATGGGTGACATTCCACCAACAATCTTGAAGAATTCTCCTTTGCTGGTCTGATTTTGAATGAGACCGTAACTATAAACCTGAACTGCAGGTTCTGCAAATTGTACAGTTGCGCGACCACCAGTGGGGTTAAGTACACCAGATCCATGATATGATGCTTTGAATGGTATAGATGCTCTACCACTAATATTAATATTGCCGAACTTAAAGAATCCTGGTATTAATTGACCATAATCCTGAATTCCATTTGTGAATGGTTCCGTGATCGTTCCATAATCTTCGTTGGTTCCAGCAGACTGATCAACAGTTCCTTGATCAACAGAATCAATTGTATCGTATACTTGACCTGAACCTGAACTTACAGTAGTGCTCTCTAATAACTTAACATATTCAATACCCCATTGATCAAAAGCAGAACCACTATGTTTATCTTGTTGGAATTTTAATACTACATTGCTAGTTTTTGCTGCTTCTGGAATGTCAACTGTTACGAGACTAAAAGTGCTTCCAGTGAATCTTACATCTTCAGCATCAAACTTAGTAATATAAGTATATGAGAATCCACCATTGGTGCTGTACCAGAGTTGCAGATCTTCATCGGGATCACAGTTCTCTCCACCATTACTGCTAGTGCCAGCAATCGCAGTAAATTCAAACTGATTATAATTTGTTAGGTCAAGTTGACCCAAGGTAAGTATTCTTGGGTTAGCACCAGCGTTATTACTTGAACCTTGACCAGTAAATCTCCAATATGTTGTTGTGCTGGAATTAAATCCACCACTTGAACCTGATCCATTTCCAGATGCTACAGCACTAATGTTACTTCCAGTATATGCTGAAGTTCCGTTCCAAGGAGCAAGTACAATTTCTGGTACTGTAACTGTAACAGGTATAGAACCAACTTTATATGAGAATACTGCTCTTTCATCCTTCTGACCGATCTCAAAGAGTGATCCAGAACCAGTATATATTCTGCCGAATGCATCAGGAATAATGTGGTTGGCAAGTGTAATACCACCACGACTTCTGTAATGTGGTAAGAATGCAATATCGCTGCTCTGACCCTCTCCATAGGAGTCAATATGTTTAGCAATGGAAATGGATCCAGAACCAACATGATGACGATTGCGGACGCTTTGAGCGATACCAGAGACGCTAAAGAATCCTTCTGCCGCCCTGGTGGTTTGTTTGATTGTAATACTTCCATTATCAAGCTCACCACCAGTAACTATTCCTGTTACCTGACCATAATCTTCATCATCAATATGAGATGTAGTAACACTACCATTATCTGCAACTGGTTCTAAAGTTACTGCAGACTCAGTAGTGTAATCATATACCTTCGCTTCATCACCACTATTGAATCCAAACAGCACTCCGCTGCCTTGATATCCTACTCTTGCAAATGCTTCTGGATTTCCGCCATGGAATCTTAATCCAATGACATCTCTTCTGATGAATTGTCCTGTCGCAACATCACGACCAACAATGTAAATTTGATTAAATGGTTCGTCAAGAGCTTCGTCAACGCTACCACGAAGTCTAAGTGAACCAGAACCGCTATATGCCCTAAAAGAATTACTTAGAACATCAATTCCTTTGATGTTGAATAGTCCGAAGGGATTGCTGCCACCGAAGTCAACGATATTTCCGTTGTCGGTCTCTCCTCCAGTAACTATTCCTGTTATTTGACCATATTCATTAGAAGAACCTACGGCAGTAGAGACTGATCCATAGTCTACATCACTGCCATAGGTTATTACTGCATCTTCATTATAGATGCTTGTGGTGCTATCATTTCCAGCACCACCATACTTGATAGACGGTAATGTACCAGAACCGCCAATATACGGAGCAACCATGCGCTCCAGACCACTGCCAATCTCAAATAGAGATCCAGAACCAATCCATGCTTGTTTTCTGATAACAATAGCACGCTCACGCAGTATAATTGGTTCTGCAGTTGCTACAAAAACTATAGTGGCAGAGTTTTCTTCTCCACCACTAAAGTTGATATTACCTGATACTGGATACAGTGTTTCAGTAATCCAAACGTCCTCATAATCAATATATCCAGTAACTTCATTTACAATATAATCTTGACCTACAGGAACAATAAAATCACCATTTACAACACCAGGGGTGCCGTCCTGAACGATGTAATCAAACATCTTAACGCCATGATCCACCACGGTTGCAGCAACATCAGTGATGCTACCGAAATCCTCGGTTTCATAAACATGAATCTGTGATGAATCGTAAATATAGACGTTGTTCATTAAGTTCCCGTTGCATTAAAAGGGGGGACATAAATCCCCCCACAAAGAAACATAACAAATAAGATGTATACTATATATCAGTCGAGGCTGACATTAAGTGTGATCTTAATTTGGTCACCGTTGTTCTGAATTGGGTATGGACCATTTGTGAATCTCTCAGCGAACATGATGCTGCTGTGGAGAGTCAGGTCACCAGTTCCCTGCAGAGCAGGTACGGTGTGGAACGTGTTTGCATCGGGTACTTCAAATACGGTATAAGTACCAGCAACAGCGGTTGAGGTTGTGCCTTGAGCGATGTAGATAACATCACCAACAGTCAGACTATGACCAGTAGCACTTACTTTGCTATAGTCAAGAGTGATGGAAGAGTCGGTAGCAACCTGAATGTTATCAGTCAGATCAGCACTGAGGTAAATGATTCTCAGGAGACGATCAATACCGATGATTGTTGTGCCTCCAGGAACAGCGTTGTTGCCCCCAACGGTCATACCAACACAGATATCATCCATGATTGATGCAACGTTAGGCAGAGTGATAAAGTTCTGACCAACAGTACCGATACAAGGATCAGTGTTATCACCCTTGTTCAGAGTTGTAGCAGCGGCAGCGGCAGCAGCATCCTCAACACCATGGATTGCCAGTGGCATGTTGTTTGCTCTTGCCAGATAGTAACCATAGATGTTACCAGCGGCAGCTGAGAATGTGAAAGTTTGCTCGGGATATGTAGCAGTTGTAACTCCACCAGTGAAGTTGATTGTTCCTGAAACAGCACCAGAGTTAGCAACGGTCAGAACGACAGTTCCACCATCTACTCTAGAAACCTTAGCGCCAGCACCGATTCCAGTACCAGAGACGAGGTTACCTACGCTAATTGTACCAGTTACACTGGCAACTGAGATGGTATATGCACCTGAAGAACCAGTGCCAGTACCAGAAGCGATAGGATCGCCAGCAGTAGAAATCGCCCAACGGTTACCATTCAAGAGAATACCTGTCTGGTTGGTATAGTCTTGATCAGAGCGATTATTTACTGCATATGGATAGTTAGTGTTAGGAGCAGTACCATAACCATTGGTGTTACCATCAGCATAAGGCTCATAGTAAGCAGTCTGTGAAGGAACATCTCCTTCAGCAGGTGTTGTGTTGGATGTGTAAAGCTTAAGAATTAAGTTTCTGGGAATTTCGTGAGTAGCATTCAGCAAATAGCGAAGCGACTCCAATTCACCAATATTTGGTACTAAAAGTGCCATTTAAAATGATCCTCCAAGGACGTTTGAGTTATCTGTTTATATTTATAAATTTACTTTCAAAGCGATAGCAAATTTTTTGAGTGTTGTAGAAACATTTATCACCTCATACTGTAGGATGTCACCAGCATTTAACTGCTTCGTCCATCCAGTTAAGGTAATGTCAGATTTTTTTACTTCATTATTTAGTTCGGGTCTGCTGTTACCACAAATTGAAGTCCCAGCAGGAAAATCATCAAAATTACATTTTCTAATATCAAGTTCTAATGTTCCGATGTTATCTGCCAATAATACAAACGACTGAATATTTCCAGTCACGTCAATGGTTAGATAACCTTTGTTTCCAATGGTCATTGGTCTAGAACCATTGTCAACAACATAGTTGATAGTTCTAGTTAAATCAGCAGTATTTGCTAATGCTACACCAAAGAAAGGAACACTTGAACTAGCAGGAGGAGTTGCGAATGTAATTTGGTCACCAGATACGGTATATCCAACTCCTGGTTCTAAAATAACATTATCCATAGAGATGATCAATTGCTGATCATTCAATGCTTCATAAGCATCTCCACTAACTGTTAGTGGAAATACTGTTCTGCTGCCATCAAATAATGATGTTAAACTATCCAGAATTAAATTCTGGTATTGAACACCTTTAGATGGAGCTTCATAATTAAGACCAATGCTATAATCATTGGCAACATTCTGAGTAACATCAAAGTTAGTAGTGCTTACTTCGTAATTGGCCACTATACTGTTACTCCTGGTGTTACCGTTGCAATTCCTTCAATGAATCTAGTCTTTACTCCACTCGCAGAAGTCAAGACCAAATCATAAACATATCTTCTTGGTTTCAGGGTAGTAGTGACTGTATCACTTAAACTAATTTTTAAAATACCTTTACTCCTATCAGCAAAAGTAACTGTAAACGGTGTTGCAGCACTTGAGGTATAATAACTAGTCTTCAGTTTTGCTTCTGCAGTAAATCCTAGAAGATTTACCGAGGCTCCATCTGAATTCTTGATAGTAAAGGTCGCTGAGAAGTCAGTACCCTGCTCTATCACTAGGTTAATTGTAATTGCGGACATGTACTAAAAAAGACCTTCCTTGTTATTTATAAGGAAGGTCTTTAAAGTTATTCTGCTGCTACTGGTTCTGCCTCGGCAGTTTCTTCATCTGCTGGAGGTGGATCCATAATATCAATTGCTTCAAGAGCACCTTTGAGTTTCAATGCAAGTTCACGCTTTGCCTGGAGTTGTGCTTCAAGATTTTTAATTTCACTAACAGCATTTTCAAATTGGGTCGTAAAGTTCTCACGAAGAGTTGCGGGTTCCATGGTATTCCTCAGTTCAGGATAATTATACTACGATTTATTTAGTGTGTCAAGCAACAGCATAATAGATATACTTCTTGCCGTCTTCATTAATATCGCTATTTGCATTAGTAACAACCACAAAACCATTGCCACTGGCACGAATATTACCCGTTAGTCCAGTCTGTGTTTCGTTATCAGTATTATTGAGAGCAACTGCTTCAGCACTTGTTCCGCCCACAGTAAGACCTCTCTCACTATCAAATACAACCCAGTCACCAGTTCTATCAGCAGCTTTGATCATTACAAATTTTGGTGTAAATCCTAAAGTTACCAAATAAGCCGTGGGAGATGGCATACCAGTGTAGTATCCTACCTTAGATACTCCGTCTAACGAGGCGAAGAGATATGCGACCCACATTTTATCAGTATCACCAGTTACTGCACTAGAATCATAACTTGGATTATCAAATGGAAGGTTAGATGCTGTTGGCGCTGATCCAAAAATTCCACCACCAGAAAAACTAGTTTGTGATGCAGTTGTATTTAATGCCAATACAGAATTATAATTATCAGAACTACCGCCAGTATCAGTTCCTAGATTCTTATGGTAAACATACCACTGGTCACCACCATAACTACTATTATCATGTTTAAACATTTTCACGATCACCATTTCTGGGGACACCTGTAAATTATGAGCTACGTTTTGAGTTCCTGAACCCCCACCGCTCCATGTTACCATGTCAAAAAATCCAGCTGCTCTCTTCCAAACATAATGTCTATATGAGAAACTACCAGAATATAAATTACTTGCATCACTGTTGATAGTGATCCCATCTTGCCTATCAAAGTTCACTGATCCATTATCAAAATATTGTAGACTAGTGCTCGTAGAATCTAAACGAGAATCTTCTCCTCGTAACCTGTCAACCCAGATTGGTAAGTTATTGTTACTGTTACTATTATACTTCTTGAACAATACTAAATCTGCAGTGATTCCATAGTCAACATCACCCTCAGCAGCTGTTCCAGTTGATTGTTTATAAACTTTGAATACATCTGCTGCTGAAGTGGCAGGTCTATGTGGACGACGGATTGCCACATAGATCATATTCTGATTGGTTGAATGATTGAATGCAGTAAATCCAGTTGAATTTGGTCTTACAGAAACACTAGATGCACTCTCAGTAGCATTACTATTAGCATAAATCCAGCGACTATCACCCTGAACTGGAGCACCTCTCATCACATCATGTATAAACCATCCACCTCCACTGATTGTCCTCATCATTACCCACTGAGGTTCCCATCCTAAAGTTACTGTAGCGAGGGAACTACCATTGGTCGTCACAGTGCCGCACTTAATGACACTTTCGTCATTATTTTCTCCATATATTTCTGAAGCAGTGTCACCACCGCCTGCAAATACATACGCCCTATATGTAACACCATTTTCATTAGCATTAAAATTAAAGCTACTGTCATATACAGTAAAACTACTTGAACTTGATCCAAACGCAATACCACCTGTAGTAAAAGCATCAGTATTGTTTAAATAACCAGTACCAACTTCACTACTTCCACCATCTTTAAAATAAACTCCAAAATTACTACCAGTGCTATCAGCTCTAGTAATGATCACCATGCCAGCATTACAGCCGAGATTATGGTTAACTGATTGGGAATTACTAGTGTTGCCAGTATACTCAACCGCATCAAAAAATCCTGGTGCTTGACGAAAACACCAAGAAACATATTGACCAAAACCCCCTTGATTTATGTCACCATCTCCAAAACCTGTAGTAAAACCATCGCTATCATAAGATATAATTCCATCATCATTACCCAAAGCTTGCGTTGCACCATTCGGAAGTTTTAATCTAGTATGAGAATCACTAAAAACACTGTCAAATAAAGAATGAATTCGTGTATAATCTCTATTTTTGAACCAGACTAAACCACCATCATTACTAAGATCAACGTTATTATTAACCTCTAGATTACTAAATTGACCATCATAAAGGAAAGTGCTAAACATGTCATCAGTATACTGAAGACTACTACTGGTGGTCGCAGATCCACCAAAACTAAGTAAAATTTGTTGCATCATATTCAAGTACCTCCTTAGCTTAACTGAGTACCAGAAATTACAAACTCATTTGACGCAGTACATACGATTGTACATATTCCTTTTGCTGCTAATGTTCTATTACCAGTTGTACCATCTGCAGCATTATATAAAGTAACACCCGTACCTTGTGCAACAGTCATATCGCCGCTAGAGACATTAAATATGGAAATCATGTCGCCAGCTGACAATACATTTTGAGGAACGGTTATTGTTTGTCCACTACCAGACATTCTAATCAACTGACCTGGATAGCTAGTTGTGAGAGTAAAACTGGTGCTAGCAGGATCAATACCAAGTCTTCTCAGTGGACCCATTGAATCGGTGACAGTGCCAGCAAAGATGGCATCACCATTCATTTTCAACGTGATGTTGGCACCAGTAGGAGTGACATCTCCAATGTTCTGAACAGTTTCACCCAAGTACCAAGCATCTCGTCTCAATGTTGCCCTGTATTCACCAGCGGTTGGACGATTGAAATTTAAGTATCTCTGTGTTGATGCATCAGATCCATTGATATAAACCTCGTTATCAAATGAACCACCAGTAGTTGCTGTTAGAGTACCAGTAACTTTCAGACCAATATTAGTTTCCCAGTTGCCACTAGTATTATTATAAGTAATCGTCTTGTCTGTCGTTCCCTTCAATGTAATTCCACCACCATCGGCTGTGGTATCAGAAGGAGCAGCACTAGCGCCAAGTTCAATGTTCTTATCTTCTACTACTAAGTTGGTAGCATCAATGGTAGTTGTGGTTCCAGAAACATCAAGGTTACCTACAACATATAGATCCTTCCAAACAACAACTCTTTCATTACCATTATCAGTTCTGAACTGCATATAGTCATTGCTACCTTCTCTAATTCTTAATGAGTTTTGTTCATTATCTGGAATATAGATAGCATTATTTCCACTCGCATTCACAAAACTAAGATCAAACTTAAGTCTTAATTCATTATTAATAGTAGTAAGTCCAGATGTAGTTGAGTTACCAATATTAACAGTGTTATTGATGAATACATCAACAGTATTAGATGATGACAGTAACTCGCCACCGTTTACATTAAGGTCGCCAGAACAAACAACGTCATCACTTAGAATATTGAAATTAGTATTTCCACCTCCACCAGCAACACCCATATTGATATTGGTTGCAGCACCAAACGCATTAACCGTAGTTGCTACTGTGTTAAACAGATTTTGTGTTGTTTCTGATCCGACAATCGTAGGATTTCTGAGTGTAAGAGTTCCCGTTGTTGCGCCAAGACGAATCGCAGTACCAGCACCAAATGCTTCTACAGTTGTGGCATAATCATCAAACAGATCTACAGTAGTTTGAGTGCTAGGAACTCTAACATCTCCAGAATCTACTTGAAGATATCCCGTAAATGTTGAGTTTTCATCAACTGTCAGAGTATCAATACTAGCAGTGCCATCAACCCAAAGATTATTCCACTGTTTAGTGGCAGAACCTAAGTTATAATTTGCAGTGCTATCTGGGACAATACTGGAAGTAAGTTCTGCATTAAAAACAATATTATCTGTATTAAGATCACCGAATGTCAGAGTACCGCCTGATCCACCACCTGCTCTAAATGTAATATCTCCGTCTACTTCTAAATCACCAGCAATGGCAAGACCAGTGCTCAATCCAATCTTATTTGCATCTACCTTATAAAAACCTTGACCAGCATCCCAATATAAACTTGGAGATGCTAATGAACCAGCATCCATTCCATGGGTCTGGTTAACTAAATCAACATCACCATTGACGATCTCATTGATACCACTGACAAGTACATTCGTCGGCGTCAATAAAGTTGATGCATCACCAACATCAGTGCCGATGAGGTTAATCATCTGGCGCTGCTGTTCAAATGTAAAGCTTGTAAGGACTTCTCTAATTGCCATTGGTAAGTTTCTTTAATAACTGCTTGATTTCATCAAGTTCTTGCTTCAAAGTATTTATCTCCGAAACCATCCCTTCTCTATTTGCTTTCGCTTTCATATAACGCTCATAGTCTGCCCTACTAGAGTTAATCACAGCACCACTATCAGGATCCCGATAGAGGTTGCTGTGACCTTCAACTTTTATTTTACTCATGAGTGTGCAATTACGCGGAGATCTTCAATTCGTGGAGCAAGTGCTGGATTATTTCCAGTAAACACAATCTTGATAGCAAATGCTGAGAATGGTTTCAAATTGTTTGCAGTGTAAACATATTCTAGATAAGAATTCATATCCTCAACAGATGGCGATAATGATTTACCTTGCTCTGGAGTAATACTTGAATTAAAATCAGAAAGTCCAGTACCATTAAAATACTGCCATCCAATATCAGTGAAGTTATCGGAACTTCCATCTGGACGAATCTTGAATAAGACCTTGACATTTTCATTGCTAAACAAGTTAGCTGTTAATTTACAATCCAAAGATGTTGCAGGACTATCAAGACTTACTTCTTTTGTAATATACTTAGAAGCACTAGAACTATTAAATGTAGTCTCATCAACATAAAGGAATCCATTACTCTTAGAAACACCACTGATAAGTCTAGCAGTCACTGGAGAAGTTCCCGCATTTGTATCATCAATTCTGTCATTTACAGAGAAGAGATTGTCTGTAATTAGTTTAACTTTAAGATTTCCAGTTCCAGAATCCCATCCAATAACAATACCAGTCTTGATTGTAATGCCTGCCAAAGTTGCACTTACAGCACCTTGGGATACATCTTGTCCGTCAACGAACGTTCCTGTGATATCAATTAATTCAAGTATATCACCATTGACATTTACAATTTGAGCAGATGCACCAGATCCAGATTGAGTTAATCTACTAGCACTATCGACTGTGTTGATAAATGATCCTCCAGATACACCAGTTACAGTAAATTGTCCAGCTTCAACAGTATCAGGGGAAACTGTAGATACAGTAAAATCAGAAGTTGTTGGTAGAACTAATGTTTGTGAGATAGCACCAAATCTTTTTTCATTTCCTTTTGGATTATCCATTCTTGTTGCCGCTGTAATCAAGTTGCAACGATTGACATCAAGAACAGGAGAAAGATTATCTTGGTCTGTGCTCATTGAAATAGTATATGTAACAGACTTATTACCATTCAACAACGAAGGTTGATTGCGATAGACTTCGTTTACAGATGAAGCAATAATTCTAGATTCTTCAAAGTAGTAGTTATCATTTGGACTTACATTAAATGTAGGAGAAATTTGATATTCTTTAGCATCTTGTGTTTCTGGGAAATCAATTGGTCTACCATATGCAGTCTTAATGTTTTGCGATACTGTTGATGATGGGAACGTTAACATTGCAACCTGTGGTGTTGCAATTTGATATAACTTATTGGTTGTGGCGATAACAGTAGAACCACCACCAGATCCACTACCAGTCATGTTTACATTCGCAGCATTCCATAATGTACTATCAATCATGATACAATAATCATCAAGACCAACATTTTGAACGGAGTGGAAACCATTAATTAATGTAACTGGAATTCCATAAATTGAATTATTTGCTCCAGACCCCGAAGCATTTTTAATAATGACAAAATCACCTTCCTTCATCCCATGGTTAGGATGATTGATTCTAAGAACTTTTTGATTTGTTCCAAAGAGTGCAGAAGAACCATCGGTATTATCTACAGTGATTGGATTATCTGGAAGGTCCGCAAAATCAAGGTCTTCATTTTTAAATTCAATTGATGCAGTTGAGTTAGTCTCAAATAAACATCTATTTACATTAAATTTAATTGCTTCTGCAGAATCTTCAGACCATGCTGTGGAATTTTGGGATTTGAATAAAGACCCTACATTAGATTGGGCAGATGCAATAACAGAACTTCCAGTAAGTTTGTCTCCAATCTTAGCACTGTAAATTTCATAATCAGGTGATGAAGATGTAACTACAAATGCATATGTTAAATCATTTTGGAGGTATACTGGTGATGGGAACCTAAATCTAGTCTTTGTGTTGCCATCAGACGAGGTTGAAATTCCCATTCTAACAGCAGGATTAGTCATCCTGATAAATGCTGTTGCCGTTGCTTGTCCGTCACCACCATTGATAGTGACATTAGGAGCGGTATAGTAATTTGAACCTCTATTTGACAGTTCAACTTCATAAATTTTTCCATTATAAATTTTGGCAGTAGCAGTGGCATTTTCACCAAATGTTCCGCCATTCTCGCCAAAAACATTGACTGATGTTGTGGTACTGTCATAACCAGATCCAAATGATGTTACTTTAATTCTATCAACAACACCAGAATCTTCATCAATATTAAATGTTGTTGTAGAAATAGCAGGAGCTCTATCTACAGTAAATGCCTCTCCTGGGATAAATTCTTTTCCGTTATGATTTGAAAGAATTAAATTATACCTAGTATCAGTTGCAGTAACTGTCAAATCTGCTTTAACTGTTCCTGATGCTCCTGATGTTGTTCCTTTGATAGTTTCTCCTTTTTTGATAGTTTCACCAGCTGGAACATTTGTATTAATCTTGATTCTGAGTTGAGTATCAGATTCGAGTGTAGATTCACTAAATGGAACTACATTTCTAGTCGGTAATCCACCATTAGTATCAACCAAATAAACTGTTACTGGTCTATCAGTATCGGTGTCTGAAGGAGTCTGCTTAGTTTTGAAGTATAGATCTACACTCGATGCAAACATTCCTCCATCAAATCCAGAAACCTTAAAGGTTTGTGCGACGGGATCCAATAAACCAGTTTGATTTACATTGACCAAAGAACTTCCAACATATTGAACTGTGTCAGAGTTTGTGGTAGATCTTCTGTTGATATAGGGGACTCTTGTGGATTGAATTGATGTAGTAGATGTATCAGGAAGACCACTTACAGTATATACTGCTTCGGCAAACGTAACTACATTACCAGAATTACTAGAGTTGGTAGAACTAGAACTTAATCTTAGTGATTTAGTACCAGCAACAAAAGATCTCTTAGTACTAGCATTATCATAGAATGAATTGGGAGAATTGGTAAGGTCCAAAGTCTTCCTTCCTTTTCTGGGTGCAAATCCATTTGGAATCAAGAAGAAACCACTGATATTACCCTTGCTATCTGTAACAATTTTTTCACCAAAACCTTTCTCAGCATAACCAGCCTTTCCAGTAAATGGAGTGGTCGTACTAGTAACATCATCTGGGTTAACCCACGAAGAAACACTAATGCCATCAAAGAAAGCATAAAGTTGAGTATCTGGTTCAAGACCTTTTGCAACAAATTTTACAAGTTTAGTTCTAATGTAAGGAACATATGGTTTAGATACAACTCTTTGACCTTTGTCGGCAGAAGATGCACCATAAGGTGTCAGTCTGTTTTGTGTACCATTTCTACTCCTGGTTCTAGTTTTTCCTTTAATTACTAAATTAGGATCACCAGCAAATTGTGAACTAGTAGTATTAGTAGAATTATTCAGTGTATATGTTGGAGTTCCAGTCCAAGAAATTTGCCATTCATTCCAAAGACTACCCCAAACATTATTATCATTTTTAATAACATCAAATACTGAATTTTCATTAACAATTAATTCGGGAGATGATGTAGTATCTTTCCATTCATCAATATCAGGATCTAACGTCATCATCCCAGAATACTTGGATGTCTTACCTTTATTCAGGGTGATAGTTTTTGTTGAATACTTATTTTCTACAGTGCTCTGCTCAGTAAATGGAAGTGTAATTAAATCATCACTCTTAGTATATCCACTTGCGGTTCTTTGTGAATCAGTGATATTACTCTCTTCAAGTTTAGTTTGAGAAGAAGCAAAACTTGGTCTAAGAACACCAGTTTGTGTGTCAATGGAACACTTATAGTCTATAGATGAACTATTTCCTACTCCATGACCTTCAAAATTATCTACAAGAATACCATTTTTGAATCTATCATTTCCAAATTCATCTCTGACCTGGGTGTTGAATGTATCCTGCTCAAGGAGACTCAGTACAGTATAATATTCAAGTTTTTCAATTCTCTTCTCAAGTTTACCGATATCGCGCATTGTAAAGCGGCGATTATCAAAACTCTTGGTAGTAATATCAGATAACTTATAAGTATATGCTGGAATATTTACATGATACAATAAAATTCCATCAGAAATTTCCTCTGGAACTTGTGGATTAAGAGAAGGAGTTCCCTTAGCAACAACAAATTTACCAGATTTAGAAATATAAATTGAATCAATTCTATTCAAATAGAATTCATAACTAGAATCAAATGCGGTTCCAGAAATAGGTAGAGGTGCAGAAGATGATCCTGTTCCATTAAATTTCAGGGCATCAATCGTTTTTGCATCACTATATCCAGGAAGAACTGTTGCTGTGCTAACACCAGTATAATCAGATACTCTTGGTCTGAAATCAACAACATCTCTCAGAGAAATTTTTCCATATACTGAGGAATCAAAATTAGGAATGTCCGCATAATCAATTCCAGTATAAGAGTCAACAGTAAAATAACCACTACCAGCATTACCAGTGCCGATACCACCAATATGATCAAAATAATCATAAACAACTAATAGTTGATTTGTTGGTGCAATTTCGCCTGGTTTTAAAATAAGTCTTGCAAGATCATAATGCGTATCTCTTTGACCACCGTCAAATGTAAATCTATCAGTAATCTCAACATCAGCATTAGTTGCAGGTTGTGTTGTTGATGACATATAAACTGCTTTCAGTTGATAACCATCAGCATACTCAAGAGGAATTACGGGATCACCAACTCCAGTTGCAATACTTGACTCTACATCAGATTTGAGAACTTTAGTTTTCGGTGAAGTGTCAGTTTTTCTTACAGGAGCAATAAGTTTAAATGGTGTATTTGCAAACCCAGTAAAACTACTCATATCAATGTTGATGCTTGAACCATTAGCACCTACTGTAACCTTTCCAGAAATATCAAGAAGATTTCCGTTGGTTGGATTAGACATAACATAATCACCAGCAGAATATGCGAGGAACTGCTCATTAGTTCCAACACTTACAGTCGCTAAGGAGTTAGAGTCAAAATTACCTAAAAATTCTCTAGCTACAGTATAATTAATATTGGTGTTATTGGGGTCTAAGACTTGAGTCTTAACGTTTTTATTAGGGAGTGGATATAAAAGTGTATTAGAGGCGACTCCAGACAACTTAGAACGCTTTCTCTGAATACTCTTGGTAGTGAAAGTAGATAATACTTCACCATATACAAAAATTCTTGCTGTGGTAGCAGTTCCGTCAATACACGCAAATTTGACAATATATTTTCTATTGCGTCCACCATTATCAATAACAGAAATAATATCGCCATCAACTAAATCAAGATCTGGTCTCGTTCCGAGGTTATCTGCAGTAATGAAATAATCGCCTTCACTAGCACTGAAAGTTGCTCCACCTGCAATAGCAAATGATGATTCTACTGAAGCAATGTCACCAGCAAAAGCGTTACTCGTAGTAGTCCCATAGAAACTTTTAACAAAAGATGAATTATAGGTTACTATATTTTTATAGTTCATTACAGGAGTAACTACAGCTCCAGTACCTGCTCCAACAATTTCAATTTCAGGAGCTGTATTGAATTTACCAATTGTCTCTCGCGCTTCATCGCTAAGTGTAATAACTCTGAGTTCGTTACTTGTTACAGTAATATTTGATGTGCCGATTGCAGTAAGTTGATTTACGCCGTTAATATTAATGGCAGTGATATCAGCAGCGGTATTATATGATGATCCAAAATTTTGAATTTTAAATTCTGAAATAGTTCCTTCTGTTTCAACAAAGTTGAAAGGAGTTGATGCACCATCTTGTTCAGATACAAGGGTTTCTCCTTCTACAAACTCTCCAAGAACTCTAGAAAGAATTAATTCTTTATCCCCTGTATCAATATCCTCTACAATACCTCTAGCACCACTAGTTTGTCCAGTGATAAATTTACCTTCAGTGAAGTTCACTGGATCTTTACATTTAATTCTTACAAAATACTCTAAACCAAATAAACCATGTCTAAACAAACAATCTTTATTATATGCACCGTTTGATGAATTTCCGCTAAGATATGTAAAAGATCTCGTTTTACCAATTCCAATCTTAGGAGTTGTGACTATTTCTGCCGACATCGCAGTTCCCGTGACTGATCCACCGGCCAGCTGCATAGTCCCACCAATAAAAAATGCGCCACTACCAGTGGTGCGTTTACACACCATAACAGCTTTGTCCTGTGATTCGTTAATGTGATAAGCAAAAACAGTGCCAGTTTGACCTGATAAACTCCAATCCGTGCTGCCGCCGCCAGCAGTTACTGGGTTTGTAGTTGAAGAGAGATTTGAAAGTGTGAAAACAAAATATTTGTCAGTTTCTGGTGGAGTAGCACTAAGATTTTTTGTGGTATCACCAAATTCAGTATCTGTATGTCTGTCATACAAGATTACCTCTTGATTTGCATTTGTACTAACAAGACCCAAACCAGTAACATTTTCTGATCTACTTTCAACATCGGGGAATGAACGTAAATTCTTTACCGTATAATTAGATCCTTCTGACGCACTAATTGAATTATTTTCTTGTGTTTGTGTATCTCTAGCTTTATCAATTTGAATATATCTAGTTGAGGTTGTTTCAATTTCATATCCTTTGACATATGCCTTGCCTGGCTCAATAACTGCTACGAATTTATCAGCAGAACCTCCTTGACTGGCAGTATACACACCATTATTATTAATACTTGCGAGACTCTCTTTAAGACTAAGTAAAAACTCTCTGACTACATAATCTCCAGACTCATCGAATGTTCTTCTTGCAAGAATATCTTCGATAAGACCATTGGTATTAGATACTTCTACAGTTGCAGTAGCAATACCATTTCTAATTTGGAGTAACTGAACAAAATCTCTTTGATCAGGTGCATCAATTGGCCTTGAAACTAATGTAAGTCCAATCTTGAGTCTATGTGCTCCAGGAGCAGCGAAGTTAGAATATCCCTGTGCGTTATCAAGAAGTGAAAGATCTTCCTCGGGAGTTGTCAGTTGTTCAGATACAATGAAACCAACTTTATAAGTTGGAGTATTATTATATTTTTCGAGAATAATTGTCTGTGAATCGGTCTTAACTAAAGACCCATTAATAAAATATATACCTTCGTTTACAGTAACTGCCGTACCAAACCCCATCGCATTGGAGGTAGTTGGTTTCACATTTCCACTAACTCCAACAATTGCTGTGGGAGATCCAGGAGAACTAGCAGTAATTGTCTCTCCTTCTGAAAAAGTTAATGCAGTATTAGTTGTTCCAGAACTTTCGTACTTGACGAATAACGTTGCACTATCAGTTGTTGTCGATTCAACAGCATTAACAACAGTAGCGACAATACCAGAACTATTGCCAGTCATCTTTTTACCGATGTAATCGGTAATTAACAAATTGTTTGTAAAAGAACTGACCTTTACATAATTATATTGCCTGTCTACAATAAGTTCCCCAGGTACTACAATAGAACCTTGCTTGAAATTTGACTTAGCAAGACTTTCTACTTGATTTTGTAAAATTGATTGCAGCGTAGTGAGTTCTCTAGATTGGATAGAATATCCAGGTCTGAAGAGAACTCTGTAAAATTCGCTGTTGGGATCAAAATCGTCAAAATAAGGAGCTTTATTTAAGTTAGTACTCTGGGGCATATTACTAGACTAGAATGTTGTTTTGATCTTATATGATATATATCAGAATTCTACGACCAGTTTTACGTCTTCAATCTGATCAATTGAACGAGAAACTGTTCTTCTGTTTTCAACATAAATGATATCACCAGTATACTTCTTAATTTCAGTATCAGCGTAACCGTTAGTGAAAGTTAGATTAGAAGTTGTAAGACTATAAGTCGTTTCTGGAGTCTCAACTGATCCAGAATCTGCACCTGTAATTGCATTACCGCCCGAGAAGGCAGGAAGATCTCCTTTGGTATCACCATCAATAATGTGCTCATAAGAACTCTGATAGAGTTTCAAAATCTTGGTGCTTGAATCCCATGAGACAACTTTGCCTTTGGCATTTGTAGTTGCTTGAGTTACAATTTCATCAATATTGAATGATGCAACTGTTGCTGAAGGAAATTTAACTGCTACAAGGGCATTATATGTAGAAGCTGTTGCAAGTCCACCACCTGTTTGTTCTGGGTCGCGAAGAACACCAATTCTTCTGAAATCAGTGTCAACTGGGAACTCAAGGTTCTCGTCATACTGAACTCTGGAGTTAATCATGACACGCTTAGTGCCAAGTTCTTTATTGATGTTATATCCATGTCCACCTGAAGGAGGAACGACTACTTCCAGAACAGCAGTGGTTCCAGGAGCACCAATACCAGAAATTTCAGTGGCATTGACATTGATATAACCGTAAGTATATCCAGAACCAGGAGTTGTGACTGTTACCTCACTGACAGCACCACTAGTAACTTTGACTGTGGCAAGTGCTTGAGTTCCACCATTTTTTGCCCAATCTCCACGAATGGGAACATTAGTGTATCCAGTGACATTATTGTCAGTATATCCAGTACCACCATTATTAATAATTACGGTGTCGATAGCACCATCAACTGCTGCTGCTTTTACATCAACACCATTAGTAGGATCGCCAGCGGATCCCACACCCCATGCAGCAGGAACAGGAATGTAAGAAGTAGTAAAGAACTTGATTACATCATCTGTACCAATGCTATAAAGGAACTTCCATCTATAACCATCAGCAGTGCTAAAGATGGTTGTTCCAGTTCCACTAGGTGCAACTGTAGAAGCAGTTCCGTTGGGGTTGGCAGGAGAAGAACCGTTGTAGATACACTTATAAACCTTGTAATCACTTACAACATAATATTTGCCGCTATACAGGTGAGGAGCATTTTCTCCTGCTGAATTTGCTTTGAAATCAGCACTATAGTTAGAACGATACATGGAGTATGTAACTCCAGATGTCCAATTGTGTCTGGGGACTACTAATCTTACATCTGATGATTGAATTCTCTTGAGAGAAATCATGTCATCAAAGATTTCCTTCTCGTAGTTGAAGCTATCAATTGGAGTGGGAGGATTGTTTTCGTTTGGAGCAGCAAGATATGATCCACTATGCTGACTACCTGCAGGTTGACCAACATATGAGAGAGCGCCAGCTACAGCAGCGGTGTCCCAAGTTTGGGGTCTACCCATGAAGAAGTACATATTAGTGGCAGCCGTCTCAGAAAATGCTTCCTCAAACTGTTGAGCATTATGAATCCTAAATTGTTCAGAAATTAAAGCTGGCATTTCTATAAGTGGTTTACGGTTTTCCTTGTGTTATTTATATTTATCACCCTCGCCAAGCGAGTCTTAAATAATCACCATCTGCGTGTGCAGTTGCTGTTGTAGACTTAGAACCTCTGACAACTGTGAAGTCTTGACCAGAGATTGATGTATATTCCATAATCTCATCACCAAATTCTAAATATCCCGAAGGTGGGAAGTTGGAAACATCACCAGTTACTGTAACAGTAGTAACTGTGTCATTGATAGCACCATTGAGTGTGAGACCGTATGAAACATAGGCATCTGTTGGAATGTTGATAATAACACCACCAGCAGAACCGTATGCAACGCCTGCGTGCGTAGTAAAGTCTCCAATCGTAATATTTGGAGCATAACGAGTCATATGCTCAATTGTGACTCCAGTTCCAAGGTAATTTGCAAGAGGATCATTAAGTTCTTGTGGTTCAAACTGGAACTTAATTTGATCAAATGTATTCAAGTTGTGTGCAAGTCCAGGTTCATTAGTTCTGTCTGCATTATGAAGTTGAGTTTGAACATGAGTAGTTCTTTCTGCACTGATCTGCGAAACAACCAGAGGACGAAGATCTTCAACTTCACTCTGATCAACTACACCGAATCCAAGACCAGCGTTACCACCTTCAGCAGTGTAGTCAACAACAATATCTTTTTTGAAGAACAATGGTGTATGTGGTCTAACAATTTCATACTTTTTAGCAAAAATCAATTCAGGGGCAGCAGTATAACCAGATCCAGGATTTGTAATTACAACATTAGTTACTTTACCGTTAGTAATTTCAGCATATGCTTCAGCACCCGTTCCAGGATTATCACAGGTAACTTTAAATAGAACTTCTGGAGCAACATCATACTCAAGACCAGGGTTTGTAATGTTAACACCAGTGACTTGATAATCAAATACTGGAGGAATACCCATAGTATCACTAATACCCACAGTATTTTCAATACCAACAGTGTTGCCGTCAGACACAGTTACACCAGTTACGACTGCATTAGCAACAGCATTTTTACCACGAATATATGCGTTATCAGTATATACAAATGCGGTGTAAAGCAAATTGTCAGTATTTTCAAGTGCCTTCTCATCAATTCTGATAATTTCTTTTGGTGTTTCACCATCAATCTTGATAAGATCCCCTGGTTGAATAATATCACCTGTATTTGCTACCTTATTAAGATAGCGACATCCGTCTGGACTATTACGTCCAATGTATTCAAGATTCTCAAATACATTGCCATTCCAGATAGAAATTGTTTTGTCAAATGTCTTCCCATAGAAATAGAGACAATGACAATTCTTTCCTACTTGAGGTGCTTCCTTAAAAGTAAGGACGTTATCAGTAATATTATATGAAACTCCTTCTGACTGAGGAACACCATCAAGTAATACTAAAATTTGATGTACATCAGGAGGAATAATATTATCATCACCAAACTGCAATTCAAAGGATTTTCTACTACCATCTAAAAGATGTGAGAAGTTATTTAAAATTTTATATTTACTAAAAGTATAACCGAAGAAATGTCTTTCTCTCTCAAATGCCTCAGTAAATATAATTTGATTTGGATTTACTGATCTATTAATTGTGTAAGATTCGCCATAAATTTGCATGACACCATCAACAAATATCAATAGATTTTCGTCTGCCTCAGTTACAACATTTGTCCCATTTTTCTTAAGAAGATCATATGTTTTAGTTGTACCATCAAAGAGAATATCTTTGATTTTATAGGAATATCTTGCATCATCAGCACCATCAATAAATTTGAAAAATGTTGAATAGAATGTAGTTCCTGTTTTTGGTTTTTCGTAGAATGTTACGCTAGAATTATTATATTCATATTGACCTTCTGTATAAAGAGCATTAGTAACATCGGCGGAATCAAGAGTGCCTGATGTTGTAAGGAAATCAGGTAAAATAGTGAAATCTTTATTGTACAACTGGTTTGCAATGGCAAGTTTTGCCATATCACGCGCTTTATTGAATGCTGTTGTAGATTCTGCAAGTTCACCTGCAATACCATTGGTAAGCAGAGCAGTTCCGTCAATATAACGATCTGTGGCATCAAGAATATTAGAGTTACCGCCAGATCTCATATCAGCGATAATTGCATCAACAATAATTCCAAGATCTCGCTTACACTTACCTTCTCCGAAGGAAGGAACACGCATAGATTCAATCGGGAGTGCCAATGGTGTTACTAGAGATCCCTGATTGAGATATGTAGTTACAATGCTAACAAGGTTGTCAATGTTACTTTGAACATCTGCACATGCCCCATTGCTGTTATTTGCAACAGGAGAATTAACAACAGGTCTTACGATTGCATCAGTCGCTGCTCTAACAAAAGTATGTGAATAATCACCACCAGAGATTACAGCGTCACTGAGAGCAGATACAAATATATGTGTAGAAGTATCAGTGGAACTACCAACATTAATTGTAATTGTAGTTGCGGTCTTCGTTACAATGGGAACGGCAGTGTCAAATGTTTTATCCTTTTTCTTCTTCAGACCATCGGCAACAGAGCGAACAAATGTATGTGCCGAAGTGTCGGAAGAAACTCCAACCTTAACTTTGAAAGTGTCATAGTAGACATCAAAGATGGGCAACCACTTACCACTCACGGGATCTGTGGAGCGAGGATAAGCATGTTCAGTTTGATTGTTATCTCTAGCACATGTAAATACCAAAGAATCATCATCAAATTTAATAAAATCACCATTCTCCCAACCATGATCTTCTACCGTGACAGTAAGAACACCTGTAGATGGATTATAATCAGCGGTCTCAATTGTTTTACTGAGTATAGTTGTCTTAGGATATGAATGTTCGGTAGCATAATTATCATATGCACATGTAAACGTTAATGCCTCATCTCTCAGTTTGATTGATGTCCCTGCACGCAGTGAATGTGCGCCGATGTCCATCGTAACATCACCAGAAACAGGATCATAAGTTGCACTAGAAACCTGATGATTTACTCTTGGTGATGTACCAACGTTAATCTCAAAAGTATCTGTAGTTACGTTGGAAACTGCCAAAGATTGCTCATGATTTCCATCAGCAAGTCTTGGATAAGACTTCTCAGCAACATTACCATCCATTGAACATGTCATAGTAATGCCGTTGGATTTAATTACAACATCGTCGCCATTGCTGAGTCCGTGATTAGCAATAGTAATTACAGAAATACCTGTATTTGCGTCATAAGTAACGTTTGTTGGTGTTCCGACAGCGGTTCCCCAATAGTTTGCATTAGCAGCGGTAATTGTAAGATCCTTTACAAGCAACTGATTAACAATTGCTTCCTTCATTAAATCTCTAACTTTTTCAAATGCGGTGACAGACTGAAGAATTTCACCATCAAGACCATTAGTAGTGAATGATGTTCCAGCAGCGTTGAAGTATTGCTTGAGGAACTTACGAGCATAAACGTTACCTCCAGTGTGAACATCCAATGCCATGGCGTCAACAAAAAGTCCAAGATCACGCTTGCACTTCGCTTCGCCAGTTCTATCAGATCCGATAGTCTCAGTAGGAAGACCAGCAGTAGATCCTGCAGCAATAGCAGCAGTAACAATACCTGTAAGAGTTGTGATCGCAGAGGTTACGTTAGCACACAAAGGAGCACCAGCAGGATCAGGAGTGATCGTGCTATCGGTAACTGTCAGTTGATTTGTGAATGCCAGGATCATGTTGTCCTTAGCAGCATTGAAAGCATCATTTGATGCTAACTCTTCACCAAGTAAACCATTAGTAAGAGGATTGCCCTGATCATCAAAATACTGAAGGGCAAACTTACGAGCATACTCATTACCACCGTTAACAAGATCTAGTGATGTATAATCAATGAACAATCCGATGTCACGCTTACACTTGGTCTCCACTGCGGGATCAGCAGTATTTGATCCTGCCTGCATGGTGGTCCAAGCGTTATCAATAATCTCCTGTCTGTTCTGCTGAATGAGTCTATAAGCGTCCTTAAAGCGATAATCACTCGCGGTTGCGGGATCCCCTGGATAAACGAAATCAGGATAGTCTACGGCGATCTGAGCGGCACCTCTGTCAACCAATTCCTTACGGTTGGTCATGATCAGACGGTAAGCATCTCTATATCTGCTATATCCGTTGGTCTGAGGATCATTAGGATAGTAGAAATCGGGATGCTGTAGAGAAATTTCGGCATTTGCTCTATCAATAATCTCAAACTTATTAGCATTAATTAAGTTGGCACCATCTCTATGTCTATTGGCACTAACTGGTCCTTTGGTGGGATCTGTCCAAATACCAACATTTCTAATGGGTCGCGTTGCAGATGGATTTGCAGTATAATATGTAAGAATTGTTGTTAAATTATCAATTGTTGATTGAACATCAGCACAAACTGCTGGATCATTATTAGTCAGAGTTCCATTGGGGTTATTAATTGTTGCTCTGAAACTATTTGATGTTGGAACATCATAAATTTCAAATTTGTCATTAAAATTGACATTTGCAACAGAATTTGTTACACCAGAAATATGAACATACTTTTGATCAGGATAAGTCGTTCCACTAACAGTAACTGCTAATCCATGGTCACCATCAGTAGTAACAGTCATCATACCAGCGTCATATGAAATGCCAGTGATATTTTGTGTTTGATATGGTTCTTGGAATACCTCATTTAAAGCAATCATAACAGATGTGTTTGAAGTATCTGTTGGGAAATTTCCGTCATTAGTAGACAATGAAAATACTGCTCTAGCTCCATCAAAGTCAGCAGAAATATCTGCCATCTTTGTGGATTCAATTTGGTTATCTAAGAAGTTCAGTCTAGCAGCGCCAGATCCTCCATAAGCTTTGATATTAGCAGTTCTTATTGTTGAAACTTCATATTTTTTAAGTACAATATCAGATTCTACATTGATATCTGGAAGTTGAATGATAACTTCATTTGCATTTGCATTGTCAGCAAGACCAATACTAAATGGTTGTCCAGTTACAGTATCTTCAAAATCTACATCATTTTCAACTGCAACTTCGCCAAATAATTTAAATCCAAGTGGATGAGTAGTTTCATCAACATATTGCTTATAGTCACTTAAACTTCTTGTACTTCTAATAACATAGGAGAAATCTTGGAAATAGTTACTATCAGTAATTTTTTGAGAAGATGAACTAATCTTACCAAGATCGGAGTCATAAAAACCGACTTTGCCGATAAAAGAGTTGACTAAACCGACAATATCTGGATTAGTTACATATTCAACTGTAGATGTATACTGATTAATTTGACCACTCAATACATCACCTGTTTTTAACTCTCCTCTAACAACAAGAAGATTTAATAAATAAATTTCATTTCCAATTAATTTAATTTCCTGAACTTTACCCTCAAATCCACCAGTTGTTGTTACGACTTCTGCTAACTTATAAGTGTTGCTTCCTAAACCCTTAACAATAACTTTTTTATTGAATAGTAATGATTTACTAAGGGTTCTATCAGAAGTAAATTGACTACCATTATTATTAAACCTAACAGTCTTAACTTTACCAATGTCAGTACCTTCAGCGTAAATTTTTGCATCAGTATCCACAGCAGTGATTGTATCAGTCTCTGCATAACCATCCCCAGGATCATCTATTGTTACTGAAATAATTCTTTCATTGACAATAACAGGCGTTAATTTTGCACCAGATCCAGTAGTAGTATTGATGAATATTTTAGTTGATGCGGAATATCTAGATCCACCGTTTAACACGATAACAGAAGAGACCGATCCAGAAATTAATGTCAATTCACCTCTAAAATCATCTAATAAACTATGCGTAACTCCTTCAATTTTAGGAAGTTTTTTATATCCCTCACCACCATCAATTACAGAAATACTTGAGATTGATCCAGTTGATGTCAATGATGTAGTTTTATATGAAACTAAGTTTAACCACTCAGTCACTTCTGGTTGGAATGGAGCAAAAAATTGGAACCTAGTAGAATCTACGATCTTGACATTTTGTGTTCCTGCGGGAAGTAAAAGAACACTAAAATATTTTTTATTATTAAGAACTCCGTTCTTTTCATCATAATAATATACTCTTGATACATTAGTATCCAACAGAGCTACTTTTTCAATAGTTGCTGATGCACCTGGAGTTCCTGGTGTTCCAACATATGTGACATTCGCCAATGTATTAACATTAGAAGAGTCTTCGGAGAAAATCAGATTATGATTCAGGTTAGATCCATCACTAAGATCAAATACATATTTACTTCCTCTAATAAATCTAAACTGAAGATCTCTCGCATAATAATTTCCTGTTCCTGTAGGATCAATTTCCCAATATACACTTTTTCCTGTTACATCAGCAATATCTATTGGTCTACCAGTTGGTGTTGATGTATCAGGAATATTAATAGAATTTGTAATAGTTCCTGAAGTTACTCTTACATCAATTTTTGAGTTTACTTTATCAATTTGATAAACTACACCAGCAACACCTGGACTAGTAATTGCATCACCAACAGCAATTCTATAATCTGGTTGATCATCTGGAATATGTAAGGTTACTGTATTTGTTGTAGCATGTAATCTTAGAGGAGTTGAAAATTGATTTCTATCAACCGTAAGTTGACCAGAATTTGTATCAATTGCTGTAATTTTTAAAATTTCATCATTAATTTTAATATAATCGTTTTCTCTGAATAATGCTGCATCAGGAGTGTAAATATTGATGTTAACTGAATTAAAAGCAACATTAGCAACCAATCTTGAGGTGACTGATGGTTTATTGTAAGTAATTGTTTGATAATCAGATACTCTTACCTTGAAGTTTTTGGTAATATTGACATTATCTAAATCTAATGATAAAGTTACTAAATCATTCTCAGAGAGACCGTGTGGTTCTGAGGTTTCTGCAGTAACTGCAAATTTTGTGCCCATATATTGAGGGGCACTAACATCAATCGGCCACGGTGCTGTTGGAATACCGTTTGTAGTAGGTATAGACTGCCCTGGAACAACTTGATATGAAACTCTAGGAACATTTTTTCCATTGACTTCAAAAACTCTTCCAAAAAGTCTAGATCCTTCTGTATCTGTGTTATCAATATATAAAAAATCGTTATTTTTGAAGGTATTTCCAGATTCTGTTACAGTAAATGAATCTACAGATCCCCTCTCAACACTTCCAACTACTAAAGATGCATCAAATCCTTTGGAAGGAGTATTTGATGTTCTAATTCTTCTTGCTCCTGTAGGAATATTAGAATCATTACTTTGATCAAATTCAAGATTGTAATTATTTTGAGCAGGGACTGATTGAAAACTTTCACCAACAATATATGGATAAACACCTGACCCAAAACTGTTTACTGTTAGAAAATAACAATATCTACCATCAGGATACTCTGGTGTTTTACAAAAACGACCATTATTAAAATCTAACGTTCCATTACCCTGGACAAACTCATAGTCATCTACAAAAGCACCTAAGGGGTATTTTGTTGTATTTGGTCTGGTTGCTGAAACAGAAGATTTTAGGGCATATGAAGATGTTTGTCTAGTAATCGGACTATTCTCATTTACAGGATTACTATAACCATATGGACCATAAATTGGATTTCCATCATACGCCCAACCTAGAATAGGAGAATGGACATATCCAGAAGGTTTCTCTCCATAGTCATTACTGACACCTAAAACATTATCTACTAATTCACTTCTTAAAATCTTTGGATTTTGTGCATATCCATATTGTAATGCATACGCAGCATTTCTACTTGCATATAAGTATCCATTTCCGAGATCAGATCTTACTTGTGTTGCAGGAATCCAATTTTCATTGGCATCTAAAAAATATTTTGTCTTAAATACTCTGTCAAAAGACCATTTTTTGACATTAGCAGTAGCAAAAACTCCAGAACCTTTTGATACAATTCTTACTTGGATTGTGCTTCTATCTGTATAATCAGTACCACCATTAAGAACGATAATTCCAGTAACTTGATTATTTGTTACCTCGGCAATAGCAAACGCACCTTTACCTCTCCCAGAGGTATCAGTAATTTCTACGTTTGGAGTGGCAACATAATCCTGTCCACCAGAAGCAACTGTAATAGTTTTAATTTCACCATTTCTGAGATGAGCATCTTGAGTAACTGATGCTGTTGCATTAAAACCATAAGTTACTTCAAGTTCATGATCTGACGTATAATCAGATCCACCATTGACTACAGAAATATTTGTAACTTTGCCATCTACAATATCTGCGTTAAAAGTAGCTCCGTTTCCAGTAGCATTTTTTACTCTGAAAATTGGTTGAATGTTCTCCTCAAATCCAAAACCAGATTGTGCAATACTCACACTGTCAATTGGTCCGAAAGCAACTTCCTCATAGTCTTTAGGACTAAATGCTTCAACACCATTGACGAATAAACCAACGGGTTTGCTTCCAACGGTTTGAACTTGTGTATTTTTTTCTTGAACTAATGGAAATGACTTAAGAATATTTTGATTTCTGATATCAAATCCAGTTCCAGTAAAACCACCAATTGGGTGTCCAGGAAGTCCTGCACTTGTTACATAAGCATACTTTGAATCTTTAAAAACAGCAAAAACTTCAGTGGGGATGTCTTTTACCGCATTATTAATTTGAACATCAGAACTAGATGAACGAGTCCCAACCTCATTTAGTATCCAACTAGTAAACTGTGGTCTAGAATCCGAGGCACCATCTTGAGACAGTGTAATTCTTTCACCATCTTCAAAATAATTGGAACCATCTATAATATCAACTTCAGAGAGAACTCCAAGAACTTTCAATCTTATCTGATCTTCCACTTCAGTTTTACCTGGAGGATATCCAAAAATATATTCAGTAGTACGAACTTCTTGATTAATAAAATGTGCTGCAGCGTTAGTTCCATATACTCCTCTACCACAATCAATAAACTGATTGAAGGTTTTGGTTCTATATGTAATAAACTCTCCATCAATCTCAATTACACCATTTGATTTTGGAAAACTAAGAGTACTATCAACAGTAATTACCGTATCTGTGGCAGAAATATTACTTCTAAGAATAGATTCTTGTGGGATATCAAATGGTTGTGAGTCTAGTACATTCAATCTAACTTCATAGATATTTTTAGAACCAGAAGAATAGTTTGAGATATTATTGATTAATAGATCATCAATAATAGCAGTTGCTTGAATGACACCACTAGCATCAGTTTGTCTAACTTGAGCACCGACCAAATCATACGGATTTCCCTGAATTGCTTCAACTTTAATAATATCATCAACAGTAAAATCAGAATATGAAGCTTTGATTACTCTATCTTTTGGATAGCGAATAGTAATTTCTTCATCAAATAATGCTCTAAAAAGGAATTCAACAGAAAGATCTGTTCCTTTATAACTGTAGAAGTCTTTGATATTTCTGATCAGTGTATCTTTGCCAATCTGATCCGAAATATTTTCATGTGGGAATCCAGCAAGATATTGCTCTTCGTAGTTCTTTAGGACAAAGAAGAGAATTAAATTTGAATAATTTGTTACAACAGCATCAGCAGCATGACTTTGAGCAGTGCTAGTCTGAACCGTAGTCTTCTGATTATCAAATGTTGTAGTCGCAGTAAACCCTCTCTTACATCCAGTAAGAGTTCTTGTTGAAATATTTACAGATTCGTACTGAATAATCTCACTACCAATTCCAATAACACCACCATCAGTAGAGAGACCATCAATTTTATCTACAACAATGGAAGTAGCACTATCATCAATTGCAGATTCTAATTTATAAGTTTTAACTAGATTAAACTTTCTCAGGTTGTCAACATTAGAATATTCCAGAAAATTATTCTGAATATCCAGAACACCACCAGATACTTCTAATGACTTATAATACTCTTCAAAGAATTTTACAAAAGTAGGAAACTCATCAACAATGAAACTTGGTAGTTGCTGATCAACTAAATCTGATATTGTTAACTTATTAAAATTCATTTTACGCTACTTCTTTGAACATTGAGAAAGTACTATCTGATAATGCAAGATTTAAATAAACCTCACGAACTGCAAAGATATCATCATTTTTAGGAACAGCAGTAATGTAAATATTGTTATCAGCATCACTACCACTGATAATTTGAAGTTGGTTAATTAGCACCTTTCCTTCATCATAATTAACATTGCCAACATCATCAATCAGGACTACTTTACTTGCAGTAATTGAGTCAATAGTATATATTCTTAAAACTCCATCCTCTGTATCTTCAAGATATACATCAATGTTATCATACCCACTAATTCTAAATTTAGTACTGGTAATCGTAGGTGTGCCATCGCAAAATTTTGCAAATGAATTTACATAACACAGAAGATATTGAGCTTTAGCACTAAGTGCAGGAACTAGTTTTTTTCTAAGACGAAACTCAGTATTGTTTCCAGTAATAGATTGCTGAGCAGAATCAACTACTGTAGTAACTTTACTCTTCCTAATAACACCACCAAATTTACTAAGATTTGCAGATTCATCATATTGAGTCAGATTATCAATAACTAAATTTCTAAGTTGCTCTTGAGTTAAATTTGTTTCCGTCTGGTTATAGAAAATTTTAGATAATACTAAAACATCAACAACAGAGGGATCAACAATGATAGGAGTTACAGATGCAACTGTAAACTTCTTTAATTTTGATAAAATATCATTTTTTGTCGAATTACTCAAAATATCGCTATATTTTGGTTTAATAGCAATCTTTACACGTCCATATTCTGGCGGTTCTTCAGTTTCACCACCATATACAATAATATCTGCAATTGAAGAGTAAATTCTTTGTGTAATGATCTTATAATCATCTAATGTTACTGCTCTATTCTGTGCAGCATAGAATTTAGGAGCATTTGATTTAATCAATTCGTCAGACTCAATATCATCACCCCCAGTACTACCACTTTTTACTGTAACGTTAACTCCTGTTATAACACGGGAACTATTCTCATCATAAAGTTCTCCAGAAAATACAAAATCCTTAATATCATTGGCAGTTTGACCAGATGTTGTTAAATATGAAACTTCAATAACTTGACCATCCTTTAATGCTTTTCCAAGGACTCCATCGCCAAAAATTAACTCATATCTGCTGTCATTAATTTCCTGAACAAAGAACACAGGATCATTTGCAGAAACATCTAAGATATTAGATACTTTTTCAAAAACTTCTTTATTAGATGCATTTGCATTTTCTCTCACTGATACTCTAATTGTCTCAGTATCAATATTTCCAGTTGGAATTACGAATTTTTGATTTGGAATTGTATCATCTACAACAAATGAAAATGTTAAGTAAACACCCTCCAAGATGTTTAAATTGCGATCATCATCTCTATTGCTGATACGGCAAATATTATTGACAACAGGACTTACAACGTCCTCAAGAACTGCAAATTGAAATGTCTCTGACCTAGCATCTACATTTGATGCAATAAAACAATTCCCCTTCTTCAGCGTAAGGAATCTTGGCACCAATCTTTGGTCAATTGCGGCAACAGAACTAAAATCAACTTTTAACTCTACAACAGCAGTGGATGAAGTTCTGGATTTTGCAGTATACCCTAACTGTTTCGCAATTCTTACAATATTATCTCTTAATGATGCTGATGATAAGAAATTTTCATTAGCTGCCATCGTTGTATTGAAGGCAGTGTAATAGGTATTGTACGCCAAAAGATCAACCACTGATGACAGGGTTGATCCTTCAAAATCATAATCAGTAAAATCGGTATTACGCCTCAAATATTCAACCAGAGCAGCTCTGATATCAGCGTAATCTAGAGAACTAACTTGTGCGAATGCCATTGATTATATCTTTGATGAAGAAGTTAACGATAATGTAGTTCTGAATAATTGGGGCGAAGTATCTGGAATAGTATAAACAATTTGCACATCATAAGTATATTCCGCTTCATTCAAATCTACTATGACTTCTAGTAAGTTAACTCTAGGTTCATATTTAGAAATTAACAGTGATACTTCATTTTTAAGTAAACCAGCGGTGGCAAAATCAAAAGGTTCAAACAATAAATCAGGAATTCCACTACCAAACGACGAGTTAAAAAATTTCTCGCCCTTCCTATAGGAAAATAAGTTAAGAAGAGATCTCTTAATTGCATTCTCATCCTTGAGAATGTTGAGATCTTTTCTTAACGGGTTGATTTTGAATGTATAACTCAAGTCCCTATAGGATCTTGATGGTTTCAACGCCATTTGATAGTAGATTTTTCAATTATTTATCACGATTTTTGTCATCTTTCTTTTTTTGAGATTTTTTCAGCAGTCTGTCAGAGTCAATTTGAGTGATTAGAGTCATCCCAGACTTAATAAAGTCTTTACTTTTGTCAGTCGGTGAGTTTCCCATCGGTTTTTTGTGTAGTTTTTACAATTTCGTAATCATTTCCAAGAATTTCTTGCATCATTGCATCATTCCAATGTGCATAATATCCAGATTTTGCCAAAATTTCGCGATGTTGACGCAATTTTGCTTTTGATTGACACAACATTAAGTTGTACTTACCATTATTTGTCTGAATTCCATTAAGAAAAGTATGATAATTGGCACAATCTTCCAAAAATATGAATTCTGGGTAGATTGTGTTGTAAATTTCACACCACATTTGGATAGCGTCAGCATCCAGATAATCTTCAACGACAAAAATGACGACATCACACCCTTTAATAGGCATGATATCGTCAATCGGTGCTTCCACAACCTTATATGAAGCAGTTGAAGAGTAAGGACAGATAGAAAAATTTCCTAATTCTGGTCGGACTTCGGAAATTTTAGCAATCCAATCCTTAATATGCTCTTCAATCTCAATCATTCTTCTTTTTTCTTGTCTGGATGCTCTTGATCAGCAGGTCTACGTCCTACGACGTAACCATAGGTCTTTGGTGCTGGAGTTTCTTCGCTCATCTTCCTTGTCCGCGATAACGTTTACGGGCTCCGTTACGGGAGCTTGCACTGTATTTAGTATGCTGACCATCTCCCTGGCGCGTTTTTTTGGGCTTTGACTCAATGTTAGCGTTGCCACCAGTAAGTGAAGGGCGTTTTGCCATGAATTCCTCAAATGTACCTTGATATTATATCACATCAATTATGCTTCTGCAACACTAATGATTTGGATTTGTGTTCCTCCTGATTCATTTCCATTAGAAGGATTAGAAACAATTACTTCAGCAGGACTGCTTGAATTCTGGGAAGGACTTGGAAGACCACCAATGTAAGATGCACCTCCGCCACCACCACCGCCGAAGTAACCACCCTCGTTAACATCATTATCCCATCCACCACCGCCGCCACCGCCGCCGTAGTAACCGAATCCACCAGCACCACCGTCTCCATCAATACCTCCGCCTCCTCCTCCAGATGAGAAGAATGCACCATCACCTCCTCTACTAGCAGATAGATCCCCGCCAGCATTTCCACCTGTTCCACCAGAACCACTCTTATAACCGCTTACAGAACCACCAGTGCCCCCATAAGAAGTATTTAAATTTGAACCAATAGAACCATTAGGTAATCCAGCTTTACCGCCTGCAGGTTCTGATGGTCTGGGTAGACCGCCAGCCCCTGATTCGCTTCTAGGATTACCTTGATATCCACCTTCTGCTGCAAGCATAATACAGTTATTACCTATCGCAGATGTTCCATGGAAGACTGCTGCATATCTAGTGTCATAATGAAGTAAATATGGTTGTCCAGCTTTTGCAGTAAATGTTCCCTGAACATAAGATCCTTGTCCACCATTACCTGGGGGTGTTCCACCACGAAGTCTTATAGTGACAATATAATCCTTTGCAGATGGAGTTAAGAATGCAGGTTCTGACAATGTAGTTGTACTAGAAAGACTAGTAATATCTACTGATGTTCCACTAACAGTGCCAATAATTTCTAATGACCCAGGAACGGTCATTGAAATGACTGCTAGACCATTTTGACTAGCTCCACCATGACCACTAACGTGCTCTGGAGGTAATGAAGCAGGAACGGGCGCTGCACCACCTGCAGTTCCTGTATTACCTACACTAGCACTGGTATATGCTAGAGAGATAGAACCTGATCCTCCTGCTCCACCACCGCCAGTACAGTTACCATTACCATCTCCGCCAGCACCAGCGCCGCCCGAAACTCCTGATCCACCTCCACCGCCACGGTTACCTTGGTTTATGCCAGAACCGCCGCCAGCGCCGCCTCCAAATCTTCCAGAAGTACCACTAACTTGACCAGTGTTTGGACCTGTTCCAGCACCGCCACCTCCAGTACCTCCACCGCCGCCACCTTGTCCATTCTGACCAGCACCACCACCGCCACCTACGATAGCTGAAAGACCATTAAAAGTAATTTCAGATCTTTGACCGCCACGACCAGCACCATATCCTGCCTGACCTGTTGGAGATCCCTCTCCAGTAGAACCTACAAATACTGATATAGTTCTTGTCGCTGGTGAATAATCATATCTCTTTACATCAAAACCATTACAATAGTCTCCTTGACCACTGGAACCAGTTCCACAGGAATTATCAGTTTTCCATCCATAAGCACTATTGGATCTGTAAGTTCCCCAGGTATAAGCGTAGGTTCCAACAATTATATAACCATCTTCATTTGGTGCATATGTTCCATCATATACCAGAGTTCCTTGCCACAAAATTTGTAATTGTCTTACACCATTGATACCAACGGTTTCTGGTCCCCCAGTTCTAGTATACCAACCATTTTGAGTATTAGTACAAGATGGTTTTTCAACTAAACCACCCTGACCCGTTTTTACTACCACATTGGTATATGAAGAACCTGATGTAGTGCTAGGTATAGTGACTGTTCCCGTCGCATATCCTCCACCACCACCGCTAAAACTTCCTGTAGGACATTCACCGACACCTTGCCCGCCAGCGCCCCACAACCAATAAGTAAATCCAGTTGCACTGGTGGGAACTGTAACGCTAGTTTCGCCAGTCTGTGTAATATTATATACTTGTGATCCAGCAGCTGTAACTAATGTCACAACTTCTTCTGTAATTTTACTGGCACAAAATTCATTAACAAGTTTACAGCGATAAGTATCACTATTATTAGAACTTGATACTGTTGGTGTGGTATAACTTTCACTTGTAGCACCAGTAATATCGGAGAACGTAGTTTCTCCAGATCCTCGCTTTTGCCATTGATATGAAATTGTCTGCCCAGAAACGCCAACGATTGCTGCCTTAACATTAAAAGTTGCTGTTCCTGACTGCAATACAACAGATCTTGGTTGAGTAATTAAATCAATGTATGCTGGTTCGATTACAATTCTAGAATTTTGTTGCTCTTCACCAGCATCACCACGATTGGGATGAGTAGATCCTCCAAATGCACCAGTAGTTCCAACTGCAGTGGAATGAACAAAACCAGATCCTCCTGCTCCGCCTCCACCAGCCTGTGGTCCTTTGCCAGGGTTATTGCTACTGCCATCATATCCATCATGACCGCCAGCACCTCCACCGCCGCCATAATATCCACCACCGCCGCCACCGCCTCCAGCGGCAGAGTATGATCCAGAATTAGATCCTCCAGATCCACCAGATAGTGCAGATCCCGCACTACCATTAGTGCTGCCTCCAGATGATGTAGCACCGCCAGCACCACCTAATGATTGAGTGGCACCATACCCTCCTTTAGCAGAAATTGTTGATAATGTACTATTGGATCCATCGGATGCCACTGTACCACCACCAGCACCACCAATAACTTTTGCACCTCCATTATGACTAAAACTACCTTGAACTGTAGTATATTTTGTACAAGGATATGAAATTGTTTGAATATCCTGGTATTCAATAGTCCAGGAACAACTAGCAACATAACTTGAATATCCATTATCATTCCTGCGGAATGCAAGAACCATCCATTGCGAAGTTTTAGTTAGTTGAAACGTATCAAGATAAAATCCAGGACAAGCACCACCAGCAGCAGTACAACTACTAGTACTTACTTGCAAGGTATATTGACCACTAGGCATGGTACTATCGAATCCAATAATATAATATCTTGCAGGTGGTTGAATATTGTATATCACACTGGTATTACCATACCAGTTAAGATAATTATTACTTCTGGTTGCATTATCATATGAATGAGAAAATCCACCACTTTTACGGACACTATTATCAACTGTTTGATAACAAGTAGTCTGATATGGCGATTGATAATAATAAGAATATGATACTGTTTGTTGAGCACCACCACAAGTAGATGAAGTGTTTAAACTAGCGCCTCCAGCACCGCCTGCAATAGCGAGAGCATTAGCATGAGATACCGAAGTATCAAAGATACCTGCATACCCTCCTCCTGCCTCTGCATAGCGCCCAGAGTCTGATGTTCCTGC